CCCGAATCGCTTACAAGACGATAAGTATTGTTGTGGTGGCCCAATTCTCCACATCGTGTGACCGTCATTAAATGACTTAGTCCGTGGTCCGAATCGGTAAGTCCCAATGAAGGGACTCACCATCCGACTTTACACACACATACTCTTCCGCCTTAAAGCAATTAAACTTTCTGGGCGTCATCCTTTTGATGACCTTCAGGGCTCTACGCAGAGATTCATCTGGCTCGTACTCGGGCTGAACAAGTTGAAGATTTGGAGCATCGGCTCCAAACATCATCACCTCACTGTGAAGATTTTTGAACATCTTAGTCAATATCCAATCAAGTCCACGTTCAGCTATCGGTCCCTCAATCCAGAGATCACTCCAGGGGAGGTTAGGAAATCGCTTGACACACGGATTCATGTGTCTTTTCCAAACCTCTATTGTCCTTTCCCGGAGGTCCCCAGTGAGGCCGCCAAGCAACTGCTCCCTAATTCGAAAGCAATTCTTGACCCGAAACCAGATGGGATCCGAAACATCATCGACACTAAAGGGTGTCATACCATTTCTCTGGATGGTTAAATCCTTGGAACAATCTTGCTTCTTACGGAATGTAAGAAGACCGAAGTTCACGAAGTTGACTTTTTCGCAACTTGTAACTTTCTCGCCGGCGCTATACTCATAGCCAAGACAACTGTTGTAAACTCGTCCCACTTTGACGTGGTACAGTTCAGAGTTTATTTGAAGAACATCTTTTGAAAAAAGATTCTTACCAACAGAAGGTTCCAAACCAACCGAGGAAACGACCCGTTTCCAGATCCCATACAGCACCTCATCCCCAGTGAATAGAATATCATCACCATTAATTAAAACTGGATTAAATTCCTTCACCTCGCGGACAGACAGTTGATGACCATAGAATTCCTCTAGCGATAAGTGATATGCAACATAATTGCACAAACACAATATCGGGAAAGAAATAGGATTTCCCATCAGCTGTCCGTTCGTCTGCTCAACCGAAGCAGGGACGTTGAAAAGTTTCAGCAGGTCACTTCTCAATTCCTCGAGAACGTCTGTTTGATAACGCTCATCACGAGGCAGGCACTCTGGCCGATACAGCACTTTTGTTTTGTACAAAGAATCAAAACCGAAAAATGCTGCCACACCTTCACAATTGTTGAGACACCAGCGTGCTACAATTTTGGAGAAATCCGCGTTGAGGTTGTCAGTAGCGGCTTTGAAATCGCCACTAACAAAGCTCTTCCCTGTACTCCAGGAACCCAAAATAGGTTCAAGAGACTCGAGAGAGAGCGGCTCCCCAATAAGACGGAAAAACCCAGAACTGTGGTTTTTGACTGAACGCCAGATCGCACGTTGCACCACCCTCATACCATGGTAATTACCCACGTGAGGCTTTGTGATGATTCGCACTTTCATAGGTTCCAGAATGCAATTAGGCATAGCAAGGAAACCAGTGGGGTCGCCGTTCTTAAGCTCAGTCAGCAAATCGAAACATTCTAAGTTAGAGAATATTGTCGCTTTGATCTGACGTGGCTCAAGACCGGACGAATAGCCCAAAAGCTCATGCTCCCGCACGCACCCTTTCCCCCAGGATCTCAACACCTGACAGGCATATCCAACGTTACCACCGGCACCATAACCCATTTCCAATGTCGACTTTCGACTGAACCTATTGTTCAGCACAGAAGACTTAGGTATGAGGGGTGCCTCTGAGAAGAGTGTTTCAAGAACTCTCTCAACCTGACTCAAAATAGAATCAGGGGTGACCTTAACTTTGGACAGAGCTTCTGAATGATCTTTCAAGCTCTTTGCCACCTGCTCCAATCTAGCAGGCAGAAGTCCCTTCTTAAATCCCTGGAATAGGGTATAAACATGAAGTTGGGACTTCTTTGTCAATCTCTTCTGTTCACTCCTCAATCGAGCGTAGTGAACACGTAGAATCCTCGGCAGTAGACGATCTCCTATCCAGAAGGTCTGACCACACACTGGAAGTTCCATGCCATAGTGTCTATTAAAGACATAAGTGACACAATACTTCCATTGGGTGATCAGATCTCCTGAAAGGGAGACCAGACCAAGTAGATAGCAATAACTAATGTCAGGAATCCCGACATCAAGAATCTCACAAAGTTCAGAGACTCTTCGAAAGTAGTCAAATGCTTCATCTACTGCCACATCGATCAAGTGATTCACTGTCAAACCTAAAGAACAAAGGTCTGGCAGACTTGATCTTGCCCAGTCCCGCAGCCTGGTCAGAAGAGTTCGAGCAACTACAGTTGAAAAACCAATTTTGGTTAGTATAACTGCTTGCTCCTCGAGAAACTCTTCCTGCTTCGAGACGTCACCACTCCTTAATAGTCCTTCAAGAGTGGCCCACAGCCAATTTACTATTTGGCGCTGTCCTGTGGATTTGGCCGAGCTGAGACGCTCGGCAGCCATAGCTGGA